CTGTACGGAAAATGTTGCGATATATTGACAGTGCGGCAATGGGGAACTGCCCTTTGACTAAGACGTTACTGCAGCCTAGGGATTTGACATCCCGTTTGTCGGCAAGCTGTCCTTTGACCGGGCAGAGGTTGACAAGCTTCTGAGATACATAAAGGAGGCGTAAGCCATGAAAGAAATCAAACTGCTGATGGAGCACATTGAGGACGAGCTGGAGGACGCGCACACCTACGCGGAGCTGGCCGTGGAATACAAGCACGACGACCCGGAGCTGGCAGATCTGTTTTACAGGCTGAGCGGGGAGGAAATGAACCACATGAACGCCCTGCACAAGGCCGTTGTTTCCCACATCGAGGAATACCGCAAGCAGAAGGGCGAACCGCCTGCGGCCATGATGGCCGTCTATGAGTACCTGCACAAGCGGGATATTGAGCGGGCGGAGAACGTCGGAGTGGTGCAGGGGATGTACAAGCGGTAAGCGTGGCAAATTTCGTGTCAAATGGCGTGTCAAATTTGTGCCCTAAAAACGTACCGCACGCAGAAAAATATTAAAATCTGCGGTAATATTTTCCCGCAGAATAGTTCGGAGAACGTGGGAATATAGCTGATAAAGCAATAAAAAAGCCCTAGAACAAGTTTCTAGGGCTTTTTCTGCATGGTGACCCGTACGGGAATCGAACCCAGCGCATTATTTCTTAAATATGTTGCGACTCTAATGGATTCTATTTTTCGTTTCCAATTTTGTTGCCAATTTTACCGTTCGCCGATGGGCTGGACGAGAAAAAGTTCCGAAAGCCCTGCGCCATTTTGGCAATATCCTTCTGCGCTACGTGCGTGTAAATTTTGTGCATCGTCTCGTCATCTGCCCACCCGCCAATTTTCATTGCTATCTTTTTCGGCATCTGGAGGTGATAGGCCAGAGACGCGAAGCTGTGCCGCAATCCGTGGTTCCCGACTTTCGGCAGGCCGTTGGCGGAACAAATCTCGTTTATCCTTGTGCATATCCACCCGCCGGTCAGGTTGACGACATAGCCTTCCTTGTTATCAACTGCCTTTAGTGCTTCCATCAGCGGCTCAATAATCGGAACCGTGCGCCGGGAGGAATCGTTTTTATTCTGCTTCTTGTGAACCAGCTTGCCGCCGTCCCCGGCAACTCTTGCCCCGTGGACATATATTATTTCGTTCTTGAAATCGACCTTGTCCCATGTCAGCGCCAGCATCTCAGACCTGCGCAAGCTGGATAATTCCAGCAGGGCGGCAATTTCTATCGATTCCCCTTTTATGGCTTGCAGGAACACCGGTATCTGATCCGGGTCAAGGTACGGCTTTTCATTGTGTTCCTTTTCCGGCAGAGTCACCCGCGGCCTGCGTCCGGTTTCCTCGAATATCGCTGCGGAAATCAGCATCCACACATTTTTGATATATTTCGGGGACAGTGATCTTGCTTCCCTGCGGATGGCGGCTTGCCACTGTTCGTCCGTGGTGGTGTATACGTCAGCCGCCATCATGCTTTGGAAGCGTTGCTTGCGGTAGGATTCATACGCATAAATCGTTGACGGCGACTTGAATCCCTTCCGGGCGGCTATATATTTATCAAGCGTGTCCCCCAGCGTCTTCCCCCGCTTACCGGGCGCGGCCTTTGCTTCGATAACGCCGTTTTTCAAGGCGAGATATTCGGCCACGCATTCATCATATGTATCTTTCGTAATGGATACGCGGCGATTCTCTATCAATACACGTGTGTGCCACGCCCCTGATGGGAGCTGCTTAATTTTTGGAAGCCTGATTTCCGGCTCCTTTTTTCTTTTTGCCATCCCGTTCGCCTCCACTTAAGAGCTTGTGGAAAATTAAAAATGCCGTGAGCATAAAAACAGCGGCGATTCCTGCCGCACCAAATAAAATTACCGCAGAAATCTTTTCGGAGCGAATCAGCCCCATTTCCGTGTTCCGGGCATCCAGCACCATATAGATTATGAGTACCGCCGCCAGCAGAATGTTTAACGCGCACTGCCCGTAAATCAAGGGCTTATCTTCCCTTTGTGCGGATGCAAGCGCACTGTCTTTTTCTGAAAGGGCGTCGCTTTGCTTGCGGATTCTGGTATCCCGGGCAGATATTCCCGCCTCCTGTATCCGGCTCCGATCAAGAAGGCGGGATATTGCGGCGTCCTTTTCTTGCAACATTTCGTCTTTGTGATCGAGTTCAAGCTGCAAAAAATCCACGGTAACGGAATCGTCGCTTTTCTGCGGGGAAAGCCCGATAAGCTCGTCTGCGGATAATTCCAGGCTTGCGCATAGGGAGCACACATCCATGAAGCCCGGGTTCATCAGTGTCCCGGCAAAGAAACGGTTTAGGGTCGTTCTCGGTATCCCGGTCTCGTCGGCCAGCTGCTGAACGGTTTTGCCTTGCTGCTGCTTGGCGGTCTTGATTTTTTCCACCAACGTCAGGCTTTGCTCATGCAGCGCCAAAATACGTTCCTCCGTGGGCAAAATAACTCGCTCCTTTCATTTTGGCACACGAAATCTACGCCGTGTAAACGGATTGTACGATTTGCACGTTTACATTTGCAGTGGTAGGGACTATGGTAAAGGTGCAACCGGCAAGGGACACACGGCGTTACCGGCGGCAAGCCCCGCCACCTTGTGGCACGGGTGGCGGGGCAAATTATCCACATTCTTGTAAATATTTGTCACGCAAATAGTCAGCTAGTGCAATATTAGAGGCGTCCAGTTTGCCCTTGTATTCCATAAGTGCTTCGTATGCCTTTGCAATTCTATTCCTTTTCCCAGTTGCGGTTTTTAAGCTTTTTGCCTTCATATCAACATCAGCAAAGTATTTCTTAATAAATTCGTTGGTATTATCGCTAAATCCATCTTGCAGTTTTTGTAATGCTTCGCTGGGCTTTGCCCCGGACAGTGGAAGATATTGCTCGATGGATGCCAGATGACCATATCTTTCAAGCAAAATATTCATCCGAGAAAAGAACACACCAGGGTCTGAAGTTTCATCAACAATGGTTGAACTTTCTCTAATGATTCTCAAATCGTTCTCGGCCATTTGCACGTACATCTTCTGTTGACTGCGCGATTTGGAACTTTGGGTTGTGGCCAACTTCCGCGTGTGGGATATGCCCGTTCCCGGAATTGACGAACGGGCTGCTATATCACCTTTTGAGTTGACGGTTACGCCGCCATGCTTTCCGCCGATACTTATGCTGGTTGTTTTCTTCCCGAAATTTAACTTGATTCCCGGTATGATTTTAACACTTTTTCTAAAATTCCACCCCATAACATTGCCCCCTTATCATCTAGATCTTTCTTTAAGCTTGCAGATATTCTGAATATACCCTGCAACTTTATCTTGATATACAGGATCTTTAATCTTTTTCAGAATTTGCAGAGCGTCTTCATACCGCTTGACTTTGATGTATAAATCAGGGAGCCGGAATGTCCAGCGGGAACCGTTGAACGCAAGGCCGCCGTTATCCCATATGGATTCCCAAAATTTGATTAGTTCATCAATATCACCGGTTTCCTCAAATTTACGCTCGGCTTCCTTGATTTTAGAAAACTGGTGATCCTGCAAATCGAGATGATCATCCAAGGCTTTTAACTCTCTGTATAATTCTGGGTTTGACTCTTTATAAGAATCTGTAATTTCTTTGCTCCTTTTTCGGCTTTCAGCAACATGCTTTTCAGAATAATGGCGTAATTTCTCCTCCTCGTCCATAACGATATCCTTCCAGCCCCTTCCGTCTCCTGAACCAATGATTGTATTTATAGTCCAAACGTTAAACTCATAACCGAAAGGCGACCCTTCAATAGTTTTATTCGGTGACTTGTGCATATACGGGACATACCCGTTTTCTTGCAGTTCGGCTTCGCCTTTTCGTGTCAGTTTATATTTTCTGTCGGCGATAAAGGATTCAAGGGCTTTGGTAGGAGCAACGGCTATGATCTGCGAAACAATATCAGCCTTTTTACCGGATACTGAAATGCCGAGAGAATCGGCCATCTCCTTGAGTTTAGGGATCGTTAGAGATGGAAGCATTTCAGCAGCGGTGCAATACTCTATAAAGCCACGCTCTCGGAGAGAATCTAACTTAGCGCCTACATTCCGTATGCCATATTCAAACCACCAGAAACCGGGGTATCCGTTTTTGGGATGTGGGTATGTACCATATGAGCAGTATTCCAGTAAAAGAATTTCAGCCACATATAATCCAGATTTAGACGGGAAAGAAATTCTTTTTCGTTCTTCAAACGGGATTACTCGCTTCTGTAAATAATTGCCGTCTGCCCCGGTAATGGCTGTTGGCGCTGTATCCGTGTAATATTCGGCTGGACGGTAGTGTTGCTTTTCGGATTCCGGGATAGGCGGCTCTTGCGAAAACTTCCCCGACTTGGATTTAAGGAAGTCAAATAATCCCATATAAACTCCTTCTTTCTATTGGCATGGTCAGTTGGAAAAGTAAATTCCAGTTCCAGTAGGTCATAACCGGAACTTACCATTGCAAAAACAGTGGTGGAAGTAACTCTTCCAAACCTTTCCCCAACCGGTTGAATTCCGGTCAGTAATCAATTAAAATATAGTTACTTTTCCTGAGATGCAGGATAAGGCAACGCTGAGGAGCGACCCGAGCGGCATCCAGGGTTACACATAAGAAGCACTGAGTGTGTTGCTCTCTTTCTTTGCTCCTGTGGAAATACAAAGCGATAAACATCGGGGGGGGGGGTAAGGGGCAACGCCCCTTCTGTTATAATCATACTTTCAGCAGATTTCCGGATGGTATCCTACCAAAGGAGAAACTATTATGGCAAAGAATGCACATCTGACATTTGATGAAAGACAGACAATTGAAGTATCACTTCGTGATAATCTCAAGTTCAAAGAAATCGGAGAAATTATAAGAAAAGATCCTTCTACGATTTCCAAGGAAGTCCGCAACCATTACAAGATTGTAGAAAAAAGTACTTACAACCCATGTGCCAACAGACATATATGTAAGCATTACGGTGACATCTGCAAACCCTGTCAGAAACGCTGGGGACAAGATTGTAAGAAATGTGATCCACCTTGCTATACTCACTGTCCTGATTTTGAGGAACAGGTTTGCTTGAAGATTAAAAAACCTCCATATGTTTGTAATGGGTGCGATACCAGGCATGGTTGTAAATTAAGACGCCATCTTTATGAGGCTAAGTATGCTCAGAATGAATATGAAGCTGTCCGCAGCGAAAGCCGGCAGGGATTCGCCATCAGTTCTGAAGAATTAAAAAGGATTGATGGCATCATCTCGCCTTTGATCAAGCAGGGGCAGTCTATTCACCAGATCTGCGTCAATAACGTTGATCTGATCATGTTGGATGAAAAGACAATCTATAACTATATCGATGCTGGTCTTCTTTCTGTCTGCAACTGTGATCTTCCACGTAAAGTTCGTTATCGTATCAGAAAAAAGAAGAAGCCAGTAAGGGTGGACAAGAAATGTCACATTGGCCGTACCTATGAGGATTTTCAGGAATATATGGCTGCCAATCCAGATGTTTCTGTCGTTGAGATAGATTCCGTTGAAGGAAGAAAAGGCGGTAAAGTATTTCTGACCATCTTTTTTCAGAACTGTAACCTCATGCTGGCATTCCTTCGCGATGTGAATACAGCACGTTCAGTAACAGATATATTCAACCAGCTTTATGTTCTCCTAGGGCATGAGAAATTCACTGAATTATTCCCCGTGATTATAACCGACCGCGGAAGCGAGTTTACAGACCCTCTGGGCATTGAATTCAATGGGAACAATGAGCGTAGGACTAGAGTGTTCTACTGTGACCCTCAGCGTTCTGACCAGAAAGGAGGCTGCGAAGTATGCCACGAAATGATCCGACGCGTGTTACCAAAGAAAACATCGTTTGATAACTTAACCCAGGAAGATGTGTCTCTTTTAATGAGTCATATCAATTCCTATACAAGAAAAAAGCTGAACGACCAGTCTGCAAACCAGTTGTTCAGCTTCCTTTACGGTGCGGATACCTTAGCTAAGCTCGGCATCAAGGTAATCCCCGCTAATGAGATCAATCTCACACCATATCTGCTGAAAAAATAAGCTGATCGGATTGCCATCCGGATTCATAACCACTGTTACAGAGGTGGAATTTAATCTTGCAAAAAAAGAAAGATGAATTCGACCTCCGCTTAAAGTGCGCCTTTTCTCAGCGTGGAGCTTGATCTGAGATTATCTTATCATGCTCCAGCAACTGGTTCAATCTATTTGGTTTTGTAAGTTCCAGTTTGGAATCGTAAATTCCGTTAAATCAGAGAATTCTTTATATACCGGAATTTAGTCTTGCAAGAACTTTTAAGAACAGGTATTTACTTTTGCAAACTGGAAGTCAATTTACCAATTCACCCTCGTGCCACAGGCGCACAGCGCGAAGACCATGCTCAGAACCAAAAGCAGTGCAAAAACCTTTTTCATCATTGTTCCTCCAGTTAAATGTATTTCAGCGGGGTCAGCGCGTTCCGCGCGGACGCCCTCCTCATAGGACGAATTGTAGCACATGTTCCGTGATTTTGCAATAAAAAAATAGTTACAATCCGGAAAAATTGAGCAAGTTGAACGTGCGCACCAAGCAAATACCGGTCATGTGGGATATTCTGCGGAAAAAATACCCATGATAGGCCGCAACAATAAGCCCGCGCAGCCGCCACA